CGGGAAAAAATACAGAAAGGGGATGTAACAATGGAACATACCAGCATCAACTGATAATCGAATAACACCATAACCTGGAAAGAAGGATTAGCAAATGACAAAAGCAACATGGAATGCAAGAGACACTCCCACAGAAGCACTAGAAGAACTACTCGAAAGAAAATACAAAGAAATTAATAGCAACTACAAAATGCTTAAAAAAGTGACAAAAATAGAAGATGCTAAAAAGCTAGTAGATGAAATATGGCAAATGAAAAGCTTTGCAAACAGCATTGAAGTAGAGCTAATGAGAAGGGAGTATAACAGTGGCACATAGAAGCGGAGCGGGTCGAGGCGACCAGAAGAGATTTACCCAGACTGCAAAGCGGGTAAAAAACATCAACGTTCGACCGAAAGTATCACGAGGCGGAATCAGATTATAAACCATACAAACAAAGAAAGGAGGTGTAAAATGGCATTAATCAATGTAAAGGACGTTAAGGAAGCAATTGCGCTGATGATGAACATCCTTGAAAAGCTCGACGAAATCTACCACGCACTGAAGGATGCAAACAAAGACAAAGAGTAAAGGGGAAAAACATGAAACTTAAATTCTACTCATTCCACGATGCATTGACCAACGGCTACTCACAGCCATTTCTGCAGAACAACAGGGCACAGGCAGTGCGAACGGCACGCTGGAAAGCCAACGAAAGCAAGCCAAGTGAAGTCGAAGATATTTCGCTCGTAGAACTGGGCGAATTCGACACCGAAACAGGCTACATGAGCGAAGCAATGCCTGAACACATCGCACGGCTCATCGACCTGAAGGAGACGGCCAAATGCTAAATCCTAATACACTGGTAAGGTACTACGGTCTACCGACCGAAAGAGTGACAAACAATCCGGGCAGCAAAACCGCACCAACGTGGAAAGCAGTAAAGCGACCGAACGGCACTACCGACTACATCCAGCAGCCGGACGAAGACACATACGAAAAAATCCAGCGAGCCGGCGAGGGCTACGATCTTGCAAGCGCAATCGCACGGCTGGAAGCGGGAGACACCAGCATCAAGGCAAAAAGCATGGTATATACCGAGGGCACCGACCTTGAAAATCTGCCCAAGGACATCATGACGATGCACGAAAAGGCCAAAGATGCAGCCGAAACGCTGGAACAGCTGAAACAGATGCAGCAGACCGAACAGCCGAAGCCGAAAGAGGAAGAAAAAAAAGAGGAGGTGAAAGAAAACGAACCGAAACAGTGAAAACCATTTCGCGCAAGTGCCGCGAATGGAACGACCGCGAAGCAAATTTGACAGAAGTCACCAGCTGTTGACGACCATCAACGAAGGTGACCTCGTACCCATCTACTGTGATGAAGTGTTACCGGGCGATACCGCAAAAATACGACTAAACGGACTTGTCCGAATGAGCACTCCCATCTATCCTATCATGGATAACTGCTACATGGATATCTATTTCTTCTTTGTTCCATGCCGTCTGCTGTGGGAACACTGGGAGAACATGTTCGGCGAAAACGACACCAACTACTGGGCAGAAAAAACCGAATATTCCACACCGAAAACCAAAATTGAAGGAAAGGGCATCGGTAACGGAACAATCGGGGATTACTTCGGAATCCCAACAAATGTACCGCTGGAAGTAAACGCGCTACCGGCACGCGCCTACGCGATGATTTATAATGAGTGGTTCAGAGATGAAAACCTTGAAGCACCAATAATGATAGGATACAAGAAAACTGACGACGGAGGTATATCAGCAGAACCAGAAGCAGACGAAGCAAAATACGCCAATAAACCAGAATTTACTGCAACCGCATCAGAAGGTGCACTATACGCAACGAAACCCGCCAAAGCGGGCAAATTTCACGACTACTTCACCAGCTGTTTGCCAAGCCCGTTAAAAAATGACCCTGTGGAAATCAGCATGACAGGCAATGCACCGGTAGCATTCTTTAGTGGCACCGACCTGACCGAAATCTGTAATTTAAACAAAGATATCTACATGGACGGAACAGGAACTGCAGCGCCGAAAATAAGACAATGGCCACGGGCAGATGGCGGCGCAACGGTACTAGTCGACGGCGCAACGGTATCAGGAGGAACGACAAACAATCACGCTTACCTGGGCGCAGACTTAAGTAACGTAAGTGCAATTAGCATTCAGGACTTAAGAATGGCAATAGCCTTGCAACACATTTTTGAAGCAGATGCACGAAACGGCACGCGATACCGTGAGTTCCTGTCTGGTACATGGGGCGTAACGAGTCCGGACAGCCGTATGCAGATTCCTGAATACATCGGTGGACAGCGCATTGCAATCAATGTAAATCAGGTTGTGCAGACGAGCCAGACGGACCCGACAACCGGACAGGCACTAGGCAATACGGCAGCATACAGCCTGACCACGTGCAGCAAGCAGATGGTGGACTATGCAGCGACCGAATACGGCTACATCATCGGACTGGCAGTAGTACGAGTGGAACACAGCTACCAACAAGGGCTAGCAACCAAGTGGACACGTGGCGGGCGGTTCACGTACTATGACCCGCGACTAGCAGCTTTAGGCGAACAACCGGTATATAACCGTGAAATCTATGCACAGGGCACGGCAGAAGATAACCAAATCTTTGGGTATCAGGAATGCTGGGCGGACTACCGCTACAAGCCTTCCTACGTAACCGGAGAAATGCGATCTAACTATAAGACCAGTTTGGATGCATGGCACTATGCGGACGATTACGAAAAGCTTCCGCGTCTCTCGGCGGAGTGGATTCAAGAAGGACAACAGAACATTGACCGAACGATTTCAGTAACAAGCGAAAGAAGCCACCAGTTCTTGTGTGACTTCTACTTCAGCGAAGACTGGTATCGTGAAATGCCTATTTACAGCATTCCCGGCATCGAGAGAATCTAAGAAAGGAGGAAGCCCCGCAAAAGCGGGGCTATTTTTGAATGGAGACATTATTAAAATTTATGCCGTACCTCATGAAAGGACTAAGCCTACTGACGGGCATCATCACAAACAGTAACATGAGCAGCGCCAAAGACAACCAAGCATCAGGCAGCGAGACCACAACAGGCAGCGAGACCACAACAGGCAGCGTAACAGCACCACAGCAAATCGGTGCAACACAAATAAGCACGCCAACAGGTATTGCAACATTCAACAACCAGAGCAGCGTAAACACCGCAAACGCACTGCAAATGATGAGCGGACTACTGAGCAACCTTGCGAATGCTGGAAGCCAAGCAAGCGCCAAGAAATACAACAGTGCAGAAGCGGCAGCAGAGCGAGCATTTCAAAAGGAAATGAGAGGGACAGCCTATCAAGACACCGTAAAGGACATGATCGCAGCGGGCATCAATCCTATTTTGGCAGCGACCAACGGCGCAACAAGCGCACCATCGGGAGCATCTGCGAGCATTGGAAGCCAACGTTATAACCAGCAGAGCGCACAGGCTGCAAGCGTATCCGCAATGTACGAATACGGCAACAACACAGCAGAGCTAGCAGACAAATACTTACAGCTGGCAAAACAGGCCACCAGCGCAAAACAGCTTAAAAGCGCGAAAAGCTGGGAACAGGCAGCGAGCGAGATGGCAACCTCAAGCGCAAAACAGGCACAACAGTACAGCTATGCAGCCAACAAATTGGGTTCTGGGCTTGCGAAAGCGGGAGAAAAAGCCAAAGACACAATAAAAAAGGCCGGTAAAGCAGCCAAAGAAGGTGTTGACAAAGTAGCCGAAGATACTGTCAACAAGGCAGCAAGAAGACGCAAACTAATTGATGGGTTCAAATCTGGACAACCATACACAGGAGACTAAGAAAGGAAGGGGGGTGGAAAACATCCCCCTTTTTTGTAACAATAATCCAAAAAATAAAGAATGTGGAAAACTTGAGTTTTCAACACTTTCAACAGGTTTTCAACAACAAGTTGCACAAAGAAATTCGTCAAAATGACGAACATTCAACAATTCAACAAGTTTTCAAAAAAGTTTTCAACAGGCAAAAAGACAATAAATAAACGTAGTAACGTTAAAAAAACGAGTTTTCAACACTTTCAACACTACTACTACTACTCCTACAACAAGTTAATATATAAAGAAAGCGAGGTGTCAACCGGCACAAGATAGACAAGGAAGCTTGTGCCGGTAACAAAAATGCCATGTACAAAACCATTAGTATTTCAGATGGACACGAAAAAACCGAAACTGTGGGGAAGTCTGGAGAACCTATCAAAGCAAGGACTACAAACGGACATCATGGACGGAGTCAAAAAAGGAAAATTCGCGTTGTTACCATGCGGTAAGTGCGAGTATTGCCGCAAACAGACGGCAGACCAATGGGCAACAAGAATAGAACTAGAAGCCAAAGAGTGGGACGATGTAATTTTTCTAACACTGACATATGACAATGATCACATACCTTACGGCGAAATCATCAAAGGCTACAGAAGCATTCAAAGTCAGACAGTAAGCAAGCGAGACGTGCAACTATTTCTAAAAAGGCTGCGAAAAGCGTACAAGAAACCAATAAAATACTTCCTAGCGGCCGAATACGGCGACAAAACAAAAAGACCACACTATCATGCAATAGTATTCGGACTAAAGCCACCGGATGCGCAATGGTATAAGAACCAAAAGGGAAACAGCTATTTTAAAAGCGAATGGTTACAAAAAATCTGGGGCAAGGGCATGATAGACTTTTCACCAGCACAACCGGGAAGTTTTGCATACGTAGCGCAGTACGTCAACAAAAAAGCCATAGGTGCAGAGCAAGCGGCAAAATACTGGATGGAAGGTCGAGAACCTGAGTTTAGAATCATGTCGAAAGGCATCGGCGAAAAGTATCTAAAAGAACACAAAGATGAAATCTTAAAAACAGATAGCATTATCTGTGCAGGAGGACGCGAGAAAAGGCCGCCACGCTATTTTGATAAGATTCTAGATAAGGATACCAGCCAAGACACAGAAAGCTATTTTAAAGCACATTCTGACGAGCTAAGAGAGGTTAGAGCCAGACGCAGACGCAGCGCAATACAAAGTTTAATCAATCTCGAACAGAGCACAAGCGTGGATTATGAAACCTATCTCAACATTCAGAAAGAAAAGGACAAGCTAAAGCAAAAATGGCGTGAACCAAAAGAATGACGCGCACAGCGCTAAAAAGGAAAATTTATTAAGCCGAGTTCCGCCTTGGCTCCACACGGCAGAGCGCTAAAGCGCTTTCAAACCAGAGGAGCAAAACCAGCTACTAATATATCAATTAAAATTTCAAAAAAAACTTGACTTTTTTCAAAAAATATGATAGAATATAATCACAGAAAGGAAGGTGCTCAAAATGACACACACCTACGAACTTAGAAGTTGGAACGACGACGGCAGCATGACAACAGTACTTAAACTTACAGCAGAACCCAAATATGCAAAAGAAAGAGCAAAGGACTACGCGAACCGGCACCCGGGTCTCTACTCATTAGAAAAAGTAGAAAAGGTAGCAATGTACCTTACAGAAAAGGAGATTGACGAAAATGCTTAAATGCTATATAATGGACACAGACGGAAACGTAAAGCTTGGAAGACACTTCAAAGTAAAAGAATTTAGCTGCCGTGACGGCAGTCAAGTGGTATTCATAGACGACTACTTATATTCCGTTCTGGACATCCTCCGACATAAACTAGGAAAGCCGGTAATCATAACCAGCGGATACAGAACACCAGAATGGAACGCAAAATGCGGTGGAGCAAAATACAGCTATCACATGCGCGGTATGGCAGCAGATATCCGGGTAAATGGAATAAGCGCAAAAGAGCTTGCCAACAAACTGGATGAAATCGTACCGGATGGATGCGGCATTATCGTATACAAAAACTGGGTGCACTTTGATGTGCGAACCGGGAAAAAATACAGAAAGGGGATGTAACAATGGAACATACCAGCATCAACTGATAATCGAATAACACCATAACCTGGA